GGCCTGCAATGATTACATTTTCTTTTGTAATTACAATCGGTACTTTGAAACCGAATTCTTCTATACTTTTAGCAACAGCATCGATGGCTGCCTCATTATTTCTTGGATTGTTTTCGTACTCTTTCAGTTCCGACACTTTCTTCATCACGATATTCATTGATCCATTCCTCCTCACCTTTTTCTAAGCGTTTAGCCATAAGCTCAATTTCCGCTTTCTTTTCGTTGTACTCAATACCAAACTTTGTAATGAGTAGGTATTTAATTGCTGCAATATCTGGTAGTGATTGTTTCTTAAACTTTGTGATACGTTTCTTAGTACCGGTCTTGGTTTCCTCAATCACTGTCTGAGTTTCTTCATATTCGAAACCTATGGCTCTTTGATACACAGCATCAAGGAGTTTATGTTTCAGTTCCTCATCTCCATACTGAAAAGCATTGTTCAGTTTGGGATGTACCTTCCTTAGCTTGATAATTGTTTTCTCTGTGATACCTAGATATTCAGCGACCTGTCTTTGGGTAGCTCTCTTGGATACCATTTCTGATATCGATTTGAGTTTGTCATCAAGATGTCCTGACGCTTCCCATTTCTCGTATAGGTCAAGCAATTTTCCTTTCATTTAATCACTCCAACTGTGGATAAAAAACTGTAATAACTCACCAGTTGGAATACTACAAGTATCTCTGCAAAAACAAAAAAGAATCCATTTCTGAATTCTTGAATGTTTCTAGGCTGGTTTGAAAGCCAGTATTCCCTGTTGTTTATAGCTTTGCTCATTTTAACTATATCACACCCTTGACAAATTCACAATGGTTCATTGCGGTCCATCATGGCTCAATATAAAGAAAAGAGGAGACCTTAGTCACCTCTAGCGAACCTTAATCGCTGAACAATTCAAAGATTGTTAGAATTACAGCAACAAGGACACTCAGTCACATATATATTGCCAGTGTGTTTAACGCACTAACTCAATATGAAACTATGCGAGTGGCCTTGAAGGTTCTGTTATTAAAGAGTTTTTTCATCTTTATAACCTCCTTGGCATACCGCCATCTATTATTATATAGTTAATTATTCAAACCGTATACTTTGAAGAGCAATTTTATGCCATCTTTTTAATGTCGATATCGATACAAACATTTTATCTGCTATTTCTTGCCAACTACTCCAATCTAAATATCGATAGATTAATAGTTTTCTGAGTTCTTTGTCTTCTAGTTCATCAATTACAGCGATAATTTCACCTTTGATGATTGGTAGTTTTCGTTTTAATTCTATGATCACAGCTTCATCATTAAGTGCTCTTAATATCCACTTTTCAAAAGGTGCATGTAGACTTTTAGTTCCATCAACACGAATTGCATCAAAATTAATACCAGGTATAGAGTTTGCAAGACGAATATACTCATCAACCATTTGTTGAAGCTTGTTTATCTTGATTTCTGTTTCATGATAGCGACTTAAGTATTCTTTAGCATTCATCATGAATCCTCCTTGTATTTATCAAGTATGTCTATTTCAATAGCAATTCCTGTTGGCTCATCTGACCATAATTTTTCAACATGCTCAACAACCACCTGTGCATCATCAATCCAAAAACCTACTTCAGTCATACAATCTTTCAGCATCTTTTGAAGGTTATCGGTATCCGGTTTGGTTACCCTCCATTCAAAATGCTTATTTTTTCTACCTCTAGGAAATCTCCATATGACATTTAGTTTAATCGGACCTTCGATTGGTTTATCTGGTTTAAATGGTTTTAGGTGTTTAATGATTGTAGATCTTGCTTTCTTCAGTTTTTCTGGTTTATAAAATACAGGTTTGTTTTTAATGAGTGTTACTTTATGCTGTTGTGCTGTGATCGTAGGCGGATCAAGTAAGAGAAATATTTTCATGGTTTTCCTCCGTTTCTTTAATTTTTTAGGTGAAGAAAGGTAGTGCTGACGTTGATGTGGTTGTTTGGGATAGGGCAGGCTCACAAGCCCTATCCTACAAACGACGCGTCAGCGGTTGTGAATGAACAACTATATATAAGCCCTATATTCACGATTTTCTTCACTCTGGAATATAGGAGTTTTTTACCTTTATTCACTTCACCGTTTTTAGGTGTGAATCTTGAATTTTTTCCTATGTTCACTCTGGTTCATTCCTGGTAATTACGCTGTTTAAGATGGTATATTCATCGCCAAATTCTTTTACTCTTTTTCGTATTGTCCTATCACTGACATTCAAGTATTCAGATAATTCAGAAAGTTTACACTCACCTTCATCATTTACATTTAGATCAAATGCTGTATCAAATTCGTCTTTTCTGGATTCGGATGTTTGACTCCTTTTTCCACTTTTTTCTAGATTAGCTTTTGGATCTCCAGTGGCATAGACCTTTTGTAATATGCCTTTATCATCTACACGATGAATTGGATATTCAAACCAAAAATTCACTGGTTTAAAGTTAGGAAATTCACGAAGACTACTCTCTAATCGCCAAGCTGTAGAATGTGGATTATCTGCTTTTTGTAACATAAACTCTTCACTAGCTTCAAGTTGAATCATGTCGAGTTGTGCATCCGGATCACGTGCAAATACACCAGAACCACTTGCTCTATCCATTGCTCTTTTGAAGCCTTGAGCCCCCTTAGAATGATGATGTGAGTAGATAGCTGCACAACCTGTTTCATTGCATATCTTATCGAATTCATTAGAGAATGCCCCCATTTCACTCGCATTGTTTTCATCGCCAGTAATCACTTTATAAATCGGATCAATAATGATGGCATCAAAACCTTGATTTTTTACTTTACGAATGAGTTTAGGTACTAGTTTATCTAGTGGCATAGCACGGCCACGAAGGTTCCATATTTTAATGTTTGAACTGTTCTTGGGTTTTAATTTAAGTGCTTTATAGATTTCATCAAAACGATGTAAACAGCTGGCGCGATCTATTTCTAAATTCATGTAGAATACTTTTGACTTTTTACACTGAAAACCTAGCCATTTCATACCTTCTGAAAGCATAATTGCTAGTTCCATGAGTAAGAAACTTTTCCCAGCTTTAGATGATCCTGAGATAAGCATCTTATGTCCAACCCTTACTACACCTCCGATAAGTTCAGGTGCTAGCGGTGGTAGATTTGCTAATGCATCGTCGAGCGAATCGACACTTGGAAGTTCATCAGCATTCCCTTCAACATAGTCAAGCCACTCATTCCAGTCTTTTCTTCCGATGTCAGTATCCACTAAGGTTTGCATGACACCATTTCTCGTCACACCTGGCATACGTGATAATCTTGAAGGGTTCCTGTTAGCTTTATCTACTTTTAGTCCATTCTTGTTTAAAAAATCATATAGAAAATCCACTCTCTTACGATACTCTTCGGCATCTTTCGCATCGACCTTAACGATGGCATGTAGGCTTCTACCACCACTATGTACTAGACAGGCAATTGGTAGCTCAAACTTTCGGTAAATTGCATCTTGTTCAGATATCGGCATATCATCTGATTCAACAAGAGCATGAGTAAATCGTGTAATATTTTCATTTTTTACACCAATTCCATCGACTGGATTGAATCGTATCCAAGCACCGCATTCATCCTTCCAATCACCTATGACAGCGCCGACATCATCAGGGTGTTTTTCAAGTAGCGTCATGAGTTCACCAGCTGTTCGATCGTACTGTCCCTTTTTAGGCATCCATTTACCATCGCTGTTTTGCCATACATCATTCGTTACATATCCCACATATTCATCATCATAAAATAGCGTATCTAAATATTTGATGAGTTGTTCTGCAGGCGTCATATTGTTGGTTGGATCATAAATCAATCCATCGCCATCGTACTCAATAATGTCATCCCATGCCATGATTCCACCATGAGGTGTCCAGCCATTATCTTTAGCCATCTTAATAATCGTGCCACCAGATATGGGTAAAGAGGAGCCTTTGAAAGTTCCCCATTTTCTGTCGCACTCACCCTCACGGTAACGTGAATCGTTTTTACTCCAGGAATCCCATACTGAACAGTCATATCCTTCAGCTTTTAAAGCCATACCTACTTGTATCCATTCTTCGTATGTTGTATTTGATGCATTTATTTGTTTTAAAGCTTCTAATATGTTGTCCATCTTTTGCCTCCTATGGTTGATAGCTTGATGCACTGACACCTCTTGGTAACATCCATCTGTTATCTGCGATACGAGTAATCATGTTGCTTGCTGCATCAAACGCCCACATGCCGACATGAATGAAACCATAGCGTTCCAAGAAACGGATTTGTTTAGGTGTAGCTAATCCTTCTACTTGTCTATTCTTTAATTTTTCGATGAGTAAGCTTGCCATACCACAGTTAGAAACCGAGTCAGGATAGATCCCATGCTTTTCTAAGTATTCGAGTTGTCTTGTTGTAGCAGGTGCCATCTCCCATGAGAAGGTAGGCTCATAATTAGCCAAGTCTTCTGCAGCAATCGAAAAAGCATATTGTATTGGGTCCACTAGTTTCTGTTGCTTTCTGCGCATCGCAGCAAGCTCTCTTGCAAGTGCATCTTCACGTTCTTTGATGACATCGTTTTCCGCTTCAAGTTCCGCTGATAGTAAGTCTATGCCACTTTCTTTGTCCATCATCTTCTGATCGATACGCTTAGCTAGTTCTGCATCTTTAGAAATCAATGCTGATGGTCGACATAAATCGTGACGCTCAGTCATCCAAAGAAAATCGAGTAAAAGTAATTCCTTCTTGTTTGGGAAGAGTCGCATACCACGACCGACCATTTGTTGATATAAACTTCTAATTTTCGTAGGTCTTAAAACAATGATGCAATCCACAGCTGGGCAGTCCCAACCTTCAGTAAGGAGCATCGAATTACATAGAACATCATATTCACCAGCTTCAAAATCCGCTAAGATTTCCTCTCTGTCTGCACTATTTCCATTAACTTCAGCTGCCTTGATGCCATGTAAGTTTAGTAGTTCACAAAACTTTTGTGATGTTTTCACCAATGGTAAGAAAACGACCGTTTTTCGACCTTTACAGTACTTAAGCATTTCGAGTGCTATCTGATTTAAATAGGGTTCAAGTGCTGATCCAATCTCACCGACTGCATAATCTCCATTTGAGAGACTCACGCTATGAATATCGAGTTCAAGTGGTATCATCTGGGCTTTGACTGGGCAAAGATACCTATCTCTAATGGCTTGATGAAGGGAATA